AACTTTGCAAATGGCGACAATTATACAATTATTATTGAGTTTAGGTAATAAAAACATATAAATAGTTTGTACGAGAGAGAAAACACATGAAGTTAATATCGGAAGAAATTCAACAGGCAGAATATATCGTTGAGGAAGTCAGCGGTAAAAAGAACTACAAGATTCGTGGTGTCTTTCTACAATCAGATATCAAAAATAGAAATGGTAGAATTTATGAAAATGATATCTTATCAAAAGAGGTAGATAGATACTCAAAAGAATTCATTGATAAAAAGAGAGCATTCGGTGAACTAGGCCATCCAGATGGTCCTACAGTAAATTTAGAGAGAGTGTCACATATGATTACATCTCTAAAAGCGGAAGGCAAAAATTTTATTGGTGAAGCTAAAATCATGGACACACCATACGGTAAGATTGTAAAAGGTCTTATTGATGAAGGCGCTCAATTAGGAGTATCTTCAAGAGGTATGGGTTCCTTGGTTACCAAAGGTGGTGCTAACTATGTAGGAAAAGATTTCTACTTAGCTACTGCTGCCGACATTGTTGCAGACCCTAGCGCTCCAGACGCTTTCGTTGAAGGTATCATGGAAGGCAAAGAGTGGATTTGGGACAATGGACAAATAAAAGCAAAAGATATTGAAGAATATAAAGAGTATATTGAGAGAGCAAAATCTATTCAATTAGCAGAAGCTAAAGTGAATGTATTTAAAAACTTTCTTGAAAAACTTTAATATTATAAATATATTATAATTAAAGAGAAAATTACTAGTAATTTTTAAAAAGGAGATTTCTCAAATGGCCGATACAGAAAAAAAGTTAGAGGCGTTAGAGCAAGAAGCAGTTGCTGAGGCGAATGCCCAAGCGGATGCTCCTAAGAAAAATGCTGTAGCGGCTGAGCCGAACCATCTGAAAAATGATGCTGAAGACTTAGGCGCAGCTGTTGTTAAACCGACTGACAGCAATCCTGACGCAACTAAAAAAGTTAAGCAAGTTTCTGGACAAGCTCCTCAAAAATCACAAGGTGCTGCTGACCCAATGCCAAAATTATCAGGTCACAATACTAAGTTAGAGGGTGCAGAAGCTGAAGAAGGTTCGGAAGAAATCAAGGAAGGCGAAATGCCAAAGGCTGCTCTTGACGCTTTGAAAAAGCATAAAGAAAAGTCTGAGGATAAAGAACCAGCAAAAGATAAGAAAGAAGTTGAAGAAACTTTGGACGCTGGTGAAGATTCTAAAATGGCAGACAAGAAGAAAGAAGTGAACCAAAAGACTGCTAACATTAGCGCTTCTTACGGTATGAAGTCAGCTTCATACAAGATGAAAAAAGAAGAAGTTGATGAGCATATGGACGCTTTAGTCGCTGGACAAGATGACTTATCCGAAGAATTTAAAACTAAAGCTGCAACTGTTTTTGAATCAGCAGTAAACTCTAAAGTAAAAGAGATTGCTGAACAAATGGAAGCAGATGTTCAAACTAATTACGAGCAAGATATTGCAGAAGCAAAAGAAGCCCTAACTGAAAAAGTTGACAGTTACCTATCATATGTCGTTGAAGAGTGGATGAAAGAAAACGAAATCGCTCTTGAAAGAGGTATTAAAGGTGAAATCGCTGAAGACTTTATCACAGGTCTTAAAAAACTTTTTGCTGAGCATTACATTGATGTTCCAGATGAAAGATACAATGTGCTTGAAGACCAAGCAGCTAAAATTGAATCTTTAGAAAAGAAACTCAATGAGCAAATTGAAAAGAATGTAGAGTTAAATAAAGAAAATGCAGTAAAGTCAAGAAAAGAAATCATGGCTGAAGTTGCTTCTGATTTAGCAGATACATCAAAAGAAAAATTTGTTAAACTTGCTGAAGAAATTGAATGGTCTGACGCAGACTCTTTCAAATCAAAATGTGAAACTATCAAAGAATCATATTTTGGTGCGAAGGCTGAAGTGAAAGACGAATTACATGATGTGGCGGCTGGCGATGAAGCTTCTAACGAAGATTTATCGAAAGCTATGGCTGCTTACACTGCCGCTATAAGCAAAACAAAAGATATTAAAATATCTTAATGTTAAAACGGAAAAAGGGAGAAAATTAAAATGTACTTATCCGAAACACACGAAAAAAAATGGCAGCCTGTGTTAGAGCATCCTGATTTACCAGAAATCAAGGACTCTTACAGACGAGCCGTTACATCAGTTATCTTGGAAAACCAAGAAAGAGCTGCTAAGGAAGACCAAGCCTTCTTGAGCGAAGCTGCGCCTACAAACGCAACTGGTTCATCTATTGCAAATTGGGATCCAATCCTTATTTCATTAGTAAGAAGAGCAATGCCTAACCTTATCGCTTACGATATTGCTGGTGTTCAACCAATGACTGGTCCAACTGGACTAATCTTTGCAATGAGAAGTAGATACACTTCACAAACTGGTAACGAAGCTATGTTTGACGAAGCTGATACAGACTTCTCTGGTAGAAACGCTGCTGGTAGCTCAGTTGATGGTTATTCTTCAACTGCTCACTCAGGTTCACCAAACAACAATCCAGGTGCTCTAAACGATAGTCCATCTGCTGGTACTTACACAAAAGGTACTGCTATGACTACAGCTGCTGCTGAAGCATTAGGAGACGCTTCTGGTAACGCATTTGCTGAAATGGCATTCTCAATCGAGAAGTCAACTGTAACTGCTAAATCAAGAGCTCTTAAAGCAGAGTACACAATGGAACTTGCTCAAGACTTAAAAGCAATCCATGGTTTAGACGCTGAAACTGAACTTGCAAATATCTTATCTGCTGAAATCTTAGCTGAAATCAACAGAGAAGTTGTAAGAACAGTTTACATCAATGCAGAAAAAGGTGCTGCTACAAACACAACTACTGCTGGTATCTTTGATTTAGATACAGACTCAAACGGTAGATGGTCAGTTGAGAGATTCAAAGGTCTTATGTTCCAATTGGAAAGAGACGCAAACAGAATCGCTCAAAGAACAAGAAGAGGTAAAGGGAACATGATTATTTGTTCTGCTGATGTCGCTTCTGCTCTACAAATGGCTGGTGTTTTAGATTACACACCTGCTTTGAATAACAATTTGAATGTTGATGACACAGGCAATACTTTTGCTGGTGTTCTTAACGGCAGATTCAAAGTATATATCGACCCTTACTCAGCAAATAGCTCAGCAACACAATACTATGTTGTTGGTTACAAAGGTACTTCACCTTATGACGCTGGTATGTTCTACTGCCCATATGTACCACTACAAATGGTAAGAGCAGTTGGTCAAGATACTTTCCAACCAAAAATCGGTTTCAAAACAAGATACGGTTTAATCGCAAACCCATTCGCTGAAACTGGTGCTGCTTCAGGTGCTGTAAGTGCAGTAAATGACGCTGGTTCTGCTGACTCAAACAGATACTACCAAAGAGTTAAAGTAACTAACTTAATGTAATATCTTGTAGAGTTTTCTACAATAATCAAAAAGGGCGGCTTTATGTCGCCCTTTTTTTTGGCCTTCCTCCAAGATGGATAAATATAAGTATGACGGTTACAAACTCATACAATAGACAACCCACAAAGTTTGACTATGCTTCACCAACGCAGTTTAAGTTTCAACTTGCCAAACTGCCTAAGGTAGAATATTTTACAGTTGCTTGTAATATACCAGGTATAAGTCTTAATGCTACTGTCCAACCAACTCCGTTGGCGGACATACCACTTCCAGGCGATACTATCAACTTTAGTGATTTAGAGATTACATTTCTAGTAGATGAAAATTTAGAGAACTATAGAGAGATACATGGCTGGATGTATGGTATTGGTTTTCCTAAAGCAAGAACACAGTTTGCAAATTTAGTTGACGCAGGTAAAGATAGATTTCCTACTACCGGTAAAAATAGTTTAACTACAGACGCAGGTAAAGTAAAATATGGTGCAACACCATTAGGACCTATATTTTCAGACGCAACTTTAAATGTATTGACAAGTAAAAACAATGCAAATATTGAAGTTAGATTT